TAAAAGATTATTTTGAGTCAAACTTTGTATTCACTGGTGCTTCAAAAGCACAAACTTTTCATATAGTATCTAAAAAATCACTTTTAGACTCATTTGAAGAAGCACATACATTGTGCTTAGATGATGAAGAAAAGAACTTTTTACAAGAATGTGTTGATATTATAAACTATTATGAAGACTCTGAATATTTTATTATTGATGGACAAAGTAGAGGTTATTTAGCACACTTACCTTTCTTTAATAGTAAGTTTAAGTGGACAATGGATATAACCTTTGTTAACGAAGAAACGGGAGAAGAATACACAAAGAGTGATTTTTTATTTGAAGATTTAAACGAAAATGAAAGCACTGCTTTTCTTTCACAAGAAATAACTGTTTTAAAATACACTAAAGGTACACTACAAGATTATGCTACATTAGTCGTAGGTATCAACCAAGGTTTACAATGGGCTGACTCTGAAATGATGTGGACTAAATGGTTTTCAGGATTAAAGTTTGATATTAAAAAAGATATTATTCAAACATTAAACTGGAAAAATCTATTTAAAAATGTTGTAAAAGGTGCAAGTGAAAAGTATGAGTACAATAGGGCAGGATATGTTTCATTTATATTAGAAACTATACATTTGTTAAGAAATCTTAACAACTCATCTAATAAATTAAACTTTCCAAGCTCAACAGAAATGTTAAGTTATTTTGATAAACCATCTACATATGCAAAAAAGGTAGAACTTGACAAGTCAGAATATAAAATGTTAAAATTAATATTAAAACAGGTATCTGATGTACAAGAAACAAAAGTTGAGTTACCTAAATTTGCAAACTTAACAAATTTAGTTATGACTACAATGTTGATACTTAATAAAAATTCAGTTGACGGTCAGAAAATGTTAAAAGAAACATTTACTACCTACAATGATAAAACTTTTATTAGAGTTGAAAACCCAGTTGAATTTATTAAAAAACTGGCAACAAGTGAGGTAGATGAATATTCTAAAGATATTTATTTAACTGATAGTAAAGGTAAATTTATAGTTGATGAACTTGGTAATAAAAAGAAAAACTATGATTGTTACCATTATTATGGTTCTAAAAATAAAGGTGATTTTTTAATTAAAAGAAAAAATAATATTTTAAAAAGATTATCAAAAATGTTAAAAGAACTTTATAATAAAAAAATAATATCAATTTGTACAGATAGAGAATTTATTGACTATCTTGCAGTTTATGACCAAACTAATAAAACAGGTGGTATAAGTGATATGTTTGATAGACCAATTTCTAAAGATGAACTTTTAGATAAAAGTAAATTTCAAAAAGGTCATAATAAATCCTTGAGAAAATCTGGCACAAATGATATTACAAATTTTACATTAGAAGATGGTCAGATTAATGTAAGAAAACAGGCACAAAACTATTAAAAAGTCTTTAAGTGGTCTTCAGTAAGTATTAGAAACTTCATGTTTCGCTTGTGACACCAGGCATACGCTGTAGACCACTTTCTTCTATTTCTTTCATAAGTAATCAACGCATTTTTATAAGTACGAGTTACACGCAATGGTGCTTTAGGTTTGCGTGTTTGTTTTTTAGGTTTAATCTCTACAACAAATTTTTGATATGTACCATCTGATTTTCTAACTTTCATATAGAAATCAGGATAGTATCTATGTGGCCTATTGTCAACTGAACGATATGATATTGCTATTTCTTCACTACCCCATTCCAACACACTTCTATTCTTATCACAATATATCATAAAACGTTTCTCCCAACTAGACCTATAAATAATGTTGTTTACATTGCCTTTATATTTCTGTGGGTTGAGTGGTTTGTATATACCTGAATAAGGGCGTTTATCTATATTCTTCAACTTCTTCATAAATCTATTTATTACCAACATAAATAGTAATATGGCAAGCGTATTTGACACTATAAAAACACGTGCTGGGGATACAACAAAGTCTGCTACTTGGTATAGAACACAAGTAAATAAGATTGCAAGTAATAAAACAGCAGGTCAATTGTTTAGAGAGAACAAACTAAATGGTCGTCCTAGCGTAGGTAGATTGAACTTATTTGGGTACAATCCTAAATACAGAAAAACATTACCTTATTATGATGTATTCCCTTTGGTGTTACCATTAGAACCAATATCAGGTGGGTTTATGGGTATGAACTTTCACTATCTACCACCAATGTTGAGATTTAGATTATTAGAACGTATGCAGGCAACAGCAACAGATAGTAGATTTGACGATAAGACAAAATTCAATGTAAACTATGATGATGTAAAGAATATAAAAATTGTGAAACCAACAATCAAAAAGTATTTGTACTCATATGTACAGACAGGTTTTTTAAGAATAAATGCTGATGAGGCTGCAACAGCAATTTATCTACCTGTACAAAGATTCAAAAAGGCGTCTGAAGCAAAAGTTTATTCAGACAGTAGGAGATTTATTTAATGTCAATAATTAGTGTAGGTAAAAAGATAGGTGATTTAGATATACGATTAGGTATACCACCATCTAAAGCACAATTTGATGTAAGTGAAACTAATAAAAGATTTTCAGTAAATAACGTTACATCTAATTATAATTCAGTTTATAACATATTCAGATCAGGCATAACACAATCAGGTGGGTTTGCAAGACCGACACAATTTATGGTTACGATTGATGGTCCTAAAGCAACACAGTTTGGCGATACATCAATATACGCTGACGCAAAAGGTAAAGACCAGGCTGCTCGTATGGCAAGAAGTGCTAGATTGTCAGCTGCAATAAAAAAGAATATGCAGTTAAGAATGGATCTATTCTGTTCAAACGTTAATTTACCTGACAAGACTATTACAGACGATACAAATGAAACGTATTATGGTCCTAAAAGAGCATTTGCTAAAAATGTACAATTCAATGAGATAACATTAGAATTTTATACTAGTATAAACTATGATGAGCGAATATTTTTTGAGGCATGGCAAAACAGTATAGTTGATCCTATATCACATAACGTAGGTTACTATGATGATTATGCTACACCATGTATGATTACAATTACACCATTAACTAAAACATTTATGGCTGCATTAGCAGGTTTTGAACCAACAGGTGATATACTTGCAGATAGAGATAAGATCAGACAATCACTAGGTGATAACTCTGGTTTCTCATCTTATCAAGTGCAAATGTATGAAGTGTGGCCTAAAACAATTGCTGCTACACCATTAAGTTATGACGCAGTAAATCAAATAGTAAAAACAAGTGTTACATTTACATACAGAAATCATGCTACTACAGCATGGAACTTTTTAGGTAAAACATCAACAGCAGAATACAGCACATTAAACAGAAACGAATATAGAACTAATACGACAGCAATACAAGGTAATCTACTAGACAACCTACCTTTTGGTATAGGTAATGAGATAGGTAGAGCAGGTCGTCAAGTGTATGAAACACTTAAAAAGAATTTGCCTATTGGGCGAACAACGGGAGGACGTGTGTTCCCGAAAGGTCTACCAGACCCTAGAATCATACGTGATTTATTATATTAATAAGGAGTTAAATAATGAGTTTATCATTTATAAAGGTGCCTGAATATAGTTTGAATTTATCAAATAATGTAAAGGTGAAATACAGACCATTTTTAATAAAAGAAGAAAAAGTTTTATTGATGGCTGTAGAGAGCAAAGATGAAAATGAGATGAACAATGCTCTAATTAAAGTTGTTCAACAATGTACATTATCACAAGTAGATGTAACAAAGTTACCAGTATATGACTTTGAATATCTTTGGTTAAATATACGAGGTAAATCTGTTGGTGAAACTATAGAAATGAAATTGAAATGTCCAGATGACGATACCGTTTCTGTTGACTATCAATTAAAATTAGAAGATGTTAAACCTGACTTTGATAAAAAGGTTAATACGAAGATTGAATTTGAAAAAGACTATGGTGTGATAATGAAAGTGCCTACGATTATGCAGATTGCTAACAAAAGAACAATGTTAGATTTGTCTTTTAATTTAGTTAGGGATTGCATTGCTCAAATATACAATGGTGAAGAAGTACACGAAGCACATGATTTATCTAAAGAAGAACTTGACGAGTATGTTGAACATTTAACTACAAAGCAGTTTAAACAGATTAGAGAGTACTTTGAAAGTTTACCTATTGTATCACACCTGATTAAGTATAACAATCCTAAATCAGGTAAAGAGTTTACATTATTGTTACAAGGGGCATCAGATTTTTTTCAGTAGCCCTCTTGCATGAAAACCTGGAGAGTTTGTACCGTACTAATTTTGCATTAATGCAGTACCATAAATACTCTTTAAGTGAATTAGAAGAAATGATACCATGGGAGAGGGAGATATATGTTGAAATGCTTATGCAACATATAAAAGAAGAAAACGAAAAGATAAGAGAAAAACAAAGAAGAGGATAATTATGTTTGAAGAACAGAAAAAGGACGCAGTAGGAAAGATTAAATGGGTATGGTGGTTCTTAAAAGAAGAACTTCCACAATTCTTATCTAACTGGAGAACAGTACCTAGAATTATGATGGCACTATACGGATTAGTATTTTATAACACAATGCAATGGTTTATGGCATTAGAGAACCCTAACAACGCACAGGCTGGTTTTGTATCAGTAGTTGTTGGTGCTGGTGCTGCTTGGTTTGGGTTATACGTTAACGGCAAATCATCAAAAGTACAAAAAACTAAAAAATTCAATCCTGAGGATGAACAAATAGGTTAATAAATGCCAGAGCAAGTAAAATTTAAGAAACCTAAACCTAACTTTAAAGCCATCTTACAGAAACAAAAAGAGATGGAGGATGATGAGAAGTTTGCTATATCTGATTCGTTACAAGAATATATTGATACGATAGGTAAAAAGGCAGGTTATCAGAACCAAGAGAAGTTAGAAAAGGCCAATATCAGACCAGATGTAATTAACTTTGTTGATAATTACACTATCAGTAGCCTTGATAGTATTAAAGGTATGGAGTATGATGAGGCACTACAATTGCAATCATCAACTGAAAAGAGTATATCAGAAATAGAAGGTACTGGTCAGTTAAATCAGGCAGAAATAGATTTTATTAGAGCAACGGTAGGTGAAACCAACAACAGATTAAAAGAAGTGTTGAAAGTATCTACAAGGTTGAAGTTTGCATTTAGAGATTTGAAGAAAGAACTTAAACCTCTAAAACTTGCTGCTAGATTAGGTATCACAAGAATACCTATTTTAGGTAAAAGAATTGAGAGAGCAATACGTGCTGAAGAAGAAGGTGAGTCAGAAGCATTACGTATCAAAAGAGGCTTAAGAAAAAGAGAAGCAAGAGATACCAGAAAAATGGGTGATACAGCACCATCAGCACCTAACGACCAGAGTCAAGCTCAACAGAATAAAACAATTGCAAAACAAACTACTGCTGGTATTATGGCTATTGACAATCAACCTGTATCAAAAGGAGCAGATAGAGAAGAACTTGTTGAGCAAGAAAGAGAGTCAGACGCTCAATTTGAAACTACAAGTGGTACATTAGAGAGAATACTTGAAGAAACAGAATTAACAAACGAATTACTAGGTGGCAAAAGAGGTAAAAAAGGTGTAACAGATGATGACAAGGATGGTTTTAGCATACTAGAAGTTTTAGGTATGAAAAAATTATACGACTTTGTTAAAGCAGGAAAAGTTGCAACACTTGTTAGAAATTTAGGTGCTTTATCTGCTACAGCAGGCATATTTACTTTAGCTGCTGGTGCAGGTATTGGTCTTGGTAAATTGATTGAAGTAATAGGGTTGTCAAATG